CCCGGCGGAGCACTTTGCACTACCCCACCGATGGTCCAGTTACTACCCTGCTGAAAGTCGAGATTACTACCCGCGATCAGATCAAAGGTAGCCATGTTACTTCTCCAGCTCGGCCTTGATCTTGTCTGCAATCGCCTTCGCTTGTTCCATGTTATTCCGCATAGTCATGGTAGCGATGGTAGGCGGTGCCACGTCGTTGACCAAAATCTCGTAAGCCTTGGAGACATGACTCTGTGCAGCTTTCATCTCCCCACGCCAACGCTCCTGTGAGTCCTCAAGCTGTGCTTGCAGACGCTCAAGACCCTTCGCGCGCTCATCCTGCTGAGCGTCAACCATGAGCTGATCACGCTTCCAGTCAGCAACGGACTTGGAGATCTTGCAAGCGTGCTGGAGCTCTTGAACAGTCGAGAGATGCAGCACCTGCTGAGAGGGATGCTTACGAAAGGCCTCTGTCACCTTACCATCGCCCTTAGCATGGAACCGATCCTCGGCTTCTCTATTCAGTGCTGGCCACAGATTTCTCTTGACATAGTCAAGGAGCTCTGAGTTTGCCAGCGCATAGTGCACAATCTCGTCGGCTGTAAGGCCTTCGTAGAAGGTCCTGGCTTCTTCTGCAGTCATGCTATGAAGCTTCTTAAGCAGCTCCACGCAATCATCCAAGAGTGGCCAAGCCTCGCCGACAGTAGGTGCCTTCTTGGACATGTTAATACCTGTCGTTGCGAGTAAAGATTGCACGGGGAAGATTGGTGCTGGGGGTAATCTTCCACTCGTGACCTGCAAGGAGATCTTCGCAAGGTAAACCACTGCGACGCTGCTGATCGTCGTTCTGACTAGCACAGATACCGCGAGACATCAGAGTAGTCCGATCCTCAGTAACTATTGTCAGCCGACCTACACCAGCAGCGATTGAGTCGAGTTTAGCTTCGACACGATCTAATCTAGCATTTCGCATCGAGTCAGCTTGAGCTACAGCTACAGCAGTGGCAGGAACTTCGTGCTTGTTCCAAGCTTGAACACCAAGAGCAAGGAGGAAATATCCTAGAACGTGTTTCCTCCAGGCCCAGTTGGCAGCTTTCTCCACGATTGATCCAACTGCTTGCTGTTCCTGCGTCGACAAGCTGATAGCATCACCGCCGGATGGGGACGATCCATCCGGCGGCGCGTAGCTACCAATTTCACCAGGGGAAATCTCTTTCTGCGATGGGACCATCAGATATCCTCCTGACAGTAGACGTCGAACACGCGGTCCGCCGCTACGTTGGAACCAGAGCTGAGGGCAAGAGATCCGAAGGAAGACGATGGAATCACGACAGCTTTGCCAGCGGGGATGGTGATATCTGCCCCGCTGACATATAAGGACTTCATGTTTGTGACGTTGGTCTCGGAATCCTTACCAGCAACCTTCACGGTAACCGTCTCCGGAAGGGTGGCCGGTGCGTAGATGATCATATCCGCCGCGGAACCGAAAGCAAGTCGCGAGTTGATGACGTTGGACACAGCAGTCCCGCTAGGGATGGTCAGTGTTCCAGCGTTCACCAGATGCCTTGGCATTACATCACCTCGTGAGTACCTTCACGGTGGTCGCAACCTCCTGGGCGCCGCGCAACACCAGACGCTTGCTCACGCGATAGCGTTGGAAGGACTTCGGCGGGAGTGGGTTCTTTCCAGTGCGAAGCTCTTGAGTGTAGAACTCGTCTCCGGACTGACAGATCAACTCCAGCTTGAAGCCTCTGGTAGCCCCGTGCACTTCGAACTCTCGTTCGTCGCCACGGAAGGTGTACCAAGTTGTGGTGTGATCGCCTTTGCAGGCCATCATAATGTGGCGGGCACCCATCGGAGTTATGCGAAGGTTGTGAGGTGTACGAATTTGTACACCTTAGATATCCGTCGGCACGTCGGACATGTACCAGATGGAATACGTCTTGGTGCCGTTCGGAGCACCGTTAGGTGCATAGGTCCCGCGAGCATCCTGAGCAGCGGTGCCCTGGCCAGCGCCACCAACGATGGTTCCGTTAGTGACGATGCTGCCGGAGTCGATCTCGGCAAGGAGCTTGCTCACGACGCAAGGATACTTGAGCCCGAGCACAGCGCCGGTACCGAGCTTCACCGTGTCAGCCGAGGCATCTGCTGCCGCAGTGATGGTGATTGAATCGACGCGGCCAAAGGCCTTGGCACCGGTGTAGGTCTTGGTGGTACCAGTAGCGGTGACGGACCACGTCTCGGTGATAGGCCGACCGTAGACATCTACACCACTGATGATACCAGACAGCGCCACGACCGACGTAGCATGGGTCACCGTGACCACGACGTTACGTGCGTAGTCAGGTGCCCCCGCGGTACCGAGAGCACCATCGAACGAGGCACGTCCCACTGTTGACGTCGTGGTGTTAGGGCCTGCGACGCCAGCAGAGAGATATGCCGTAGTAGAAGCTGCCACCGGGGCGGTGAGCCAATCCTGGCGAAGGATCGACACCGTCGGGATGGAGTTTGAGAGAGGCAGGTTCGGGGAGTTCTTCAGGATGTCGTTTGGCACACTGGTCAGCTGCCTACCCTGACCATAGCCCGACGGAAGCGGGGACATGATTACTGCCCCGTCGACCCATAGACACCACGCCAATCGCCGAAGCCTGCGCCGTTACGACGGGAGACAATGTAGATGGCATCGCCCGTCTGCATGTCGTCACCCGTGCGGAACGTCGGCTTGCGACGATCGAAGTAGTTCATGTCATGGTTATCCGCGGTGACGAACCACGCATCGGGATCAGTCAGGTAGTGCACAAGCTCGGGCTTGACACCCTCGCGAGCGGCCTGGTTGATGTCGTTAGCGTTGCCGCCAGGAAGCTGCGGAGTCTTGATGACCTGGTTGACCATCCAGTAGTCACCGATCGAGTGCACAACCTGCTTCGGCATGTAGACGATCGGCAGGCCGGACTCATCAGTGAGGTTGTGGAAGTGCTCCAGAGCAGCCTGGAAGGGCAGGAGACCGAAATCTGCCGCGGCATTGTTGACGATCGTGCCGCCACGCAGCGTCGAGTGCGAACCACAGAGAGCCTCACCCGCGGTGTAGCCAACGAACCCGCTGTTGAAGGCGTTGTTCAGCACCGAGAACGCCACGAGCTCGAAGTTATTCCGCACCGAGCGCCCAAGGGCCCTGGCCATCTTGTTGCCCATGATGCCATAGAGGTCGTCCTCGTACATCTCCTGCGTGATCCGGAAGCCCAGACCATAGGTCGTCCAGGTGTAACGCTTCGTGCCACCCGGCACGGCGTCCTGGAAGGTGTGCGGCCCACCCTCGACCTTCTCAACGAGGGTACCGAACCCACCGACCTGCTGGTCATCAATGTAGGCACGGTTTGCAGTGCCCATGTTGACGACCTTGTTGCCCTCCGTGGGGCGCTCCTTGTAGGTCTCGAAGAGAACCTTACGATAGCCAGGAGCAATAAGGTTGGCGAAACCGCCGCGATTCATAGTCATGTTAGTGAGTCCTCAGCTCGCGATGGAGTCAGCCTGGAGCACAGAGGCCAGGAACTTGACGTTGGTGAACACCTGACCAAAGTTCTGCGCGGTGCCAGTGGGCGTAGAACGAATCGGGCTGTAACCCACAACGGTCACGACGAGGTTCGACGCGTTCTTGTTGATGTCCACCTGCCACTGACCACCCGAGGCACGGGTAAGACCATAGGTCTTGTAGAGAATCTGGTCGTTGGGAAGGTAGGCAACACCGTTGTTCGTGATGTCCATGACGATGACATCGGCGGGGTCCAGCGTGGCCACCGGCACGCGGGAACCAGGATACAGCGACGCATTAGCACTCGCGCACATCGCGATGCCGAGAACTAACGTCGGGTTCTGTCCACAGCGGTCGAGCCCAAAGTTGGTGGTGTCATAGAACACCAGATCACCAGCCAGGAAGCCCGAGCCACCGCTGTAGACCGGAAACGCCCGGACGCGGGGATAAGCCCCGCCCGGCCCAGTCTGAAGCATCGGAAAGAAAGGCATTATCGTGTCCTCATTCAGTGATTAGGAAGCCCCCATCGGGGATACGAAGACCGCGCTTCTTAGCCTCGTAGGCCATTTCAGCCGCAGCCTCACGCATGTCCTTACGGAACTGACCAAGTCGCTCTCTGGTCATACGCTGATATTCCGCCTTGCGAGCGTCCGCAACCTCGCGAGGGATTGCCATGAGGACCATCTCACCCAGGCGCCGGCCGCCCTCTTCCTCCGGCACCGTAACGTAACCTTCGTTTACACGCTGCTCCATCTTCTCTCGGTTGCTGGTGTTAGCCCACCGATAGTGGATGTCAGGATTCTTTGCAGAAAGCTCCGAGGTGTCCAGGAGAGTCTGCTTCTTGACAAGAACATTACCTCCACCATTGCGCCGAGCTTCGAGGGCCTCGAAGTATTTGCGCTGCGCCTCGGTCATGGCACGTCTCTCGTCATTAGTCACAGGGCGAGCAGCTTCCTCTGCGACTTCCATCTTAGCCAGCTCGGCTTTCGGAGTCTCGTTGATGTTAGCCATTAGATCATGTTCCTCTTGTATTCCGCCGGAGTGAGACCCATCGTCTCGCAGATCCTAAGCTGCGTCGCGTCGAGACCATAGTTATCATCACGCGTCGGAGCTCGCGGGGGCTGACCCACTCGCGGAGGGAGACTGGTGAGTTGAGCATCCTGGACGGCAGAGCGAGAGGGAATCTGGGAATCATCTCCACGCTGCTTCAGCTTGTGCTCAACAATCTTGTCGATGTTCTTACCGCGAACGTAGCTAATGAGGTCTGCCCACACAGCGGGGTTCGCAAGAGCTTCCGGAGCAATCTGAGCAGCCGTCTCCTCGATCTCCTTACCGAGGATGTCGAAGTCCTCCTTGAACTGTGTCCGCACCTGAGCGGAGACAGAATTGGAGACTGAGGTGTTCAGGCCGCGAAGCCGCTCCTCAAAACGCTGATTGGCACGCTGCTCAGCCATGTAGGCCATAGCAGCCATCGCCTCGACGGGATCATTTTCGTAAAGCTCCCGAATCTTCTCAGGAGTAAATCCCGTGGGCTGTGGGTTTACCGGTGTAGCCGGTTGAGCCGGCGCCGGGACTGACTTCGACGAGAGTCGCGCTTCCTCAGAAATACGGAGTGCCTCCTCGAGCCGAGCGGCACGCTCCGTGATCTGGGCTGCGGAGAGTCCACGAAGAGACTGGGGAACAGAGTCCCCATCGACACGAAAGGAGGCAGGATCAGCGGGCACGGTGGGAGTAGTAACCTCCGCCTCCGGCGCGTTGAGTTCCATGATCTCGTCCAGCGTCGTCTCAGTGGCCATACCGGGGATGTAGGTTCCGCCCGGCGTAGTGTTGGGTGCAGTCATGGTAGTAGTGTAGACTCGTTGAAGGTACGAAGCTCTTTCTCCAGATTATCAACCGACTGAAGGACTTTGCGCAGGGACAGCACCTGCCCCTGGGCCACTCGCAGCTGGTCTTCCAAAGACTGAGGATTGAGAAGTTGGGTTAGCGCCTGTTCCTCCAATAAGCTGTAATAGGCTTTGAGGACCTGCCACAGGCGACTGCTCCGGAATGCCAGTAGGTCCAGTTCCAGGGAGTCCGCCTCCTCCCTGAAGACCCCGAATAACGGAGAGGACGTCGGGGAGGTATTGATCCGCGTTGGGGATGTCATACTTGGAGACGAGATCAGTGTACATCTTATTGCCAGAGGCGAGCACTCTCGCGACGATTTCAGTCAGCGGTGCCATACCCTGAGCCTGCGCCTGGATGGCCATCTGACCGACCTGCAACACTTGCTGGAGATAGCTCGTGAGGAGCTGAATCAGCGAGAGCTGCATCTGCTGCTGGACTTGTCTGTTAGTCGTGGCGTCCGTCACTGCGATGTCGAGCGCGAGGAGAGTCTCGATATTCGCAGGATTGACTACAGACTTAAAGAATTCATCGAGCAGGGTGCCGGTGTCCTCATCCCCAAACACATAGTCATCAATGTCCCCCAGACCATACTGTGCCCACAGCAAGTAGCACATGCTCTGGATTTCATTGAATCCCCTCCGCACATTACCGACAACCTGCTCGACTCTACGAGTGCCTTCTTGGATCAGAGCAAGTGTTGAAGTAGCTGTCGCACGAGACCCAAGAACAGGAGATTCGCGACCAGTGAGATAATCACTAACACCGGTCCGCTTTTCGACCAGACCAAAGAGATTCCTCTGATGATCCAGGGTGGAAGGATAGATGTCACCAGCCTGGAAAGGGATGAAATCTTCCTTCGGGTTGTCGAAGTAGAAGGTCTTGCCTGCGTAGAGCGTGACCCGATCACCGATTCCAGGGACTCCGCGCTTTGCGGCGAACATACGACAATTCGCAATGTAGGCATTGTCCATCCCCATGCGGTGATATTGAGTCAGAGCTTCCTGGAACGGAAGTGCCATCTCCCCAATCCCCACACCGTAGATGCTCTGGTTAGCGATGGAATAGGGGACGACAACATACGGGTACTTCTGGTGATAGTACGGATTGTAGCGGAGCTGCAGGAAGGTCTGGGAGTCGCGGTGGTATGTAGCTACGAGACACACTGGAGGTTTGGAGGTATCAACCTGCCAGTGAAACCAACACTCGTGGAGGATAATGTCCTCACGGCGACGCGGCATAGAAGAGTGCTGCGCGGAGGTTTCACGCGCCTCCTCTACGTCGGTCCTGTTGTAGGTTCCGAAGTTCGCGAGCTTATCAACGTTGGTGAGGAACCCAGTGTACTCGAGCTTCTGTAGTTCCTGCTGCGTGGTGCGCTGGCGCTCCGCGACGATAGGTACGTCTTGGATATGCTGATAGCCCGCAGGGAAGAGAAGGTCTCCGATCTCTACACCCTCAGGCTTGGGGCCACGAAACTTAACAGACTCCTTCTCGATGATGTTGTTCTTCTCGTCGTAGGTCTTGTAGTAGCAACGCTCATACTGGTAGGTGACCTTGTAGGCCATCGTACCGAGCTTTGCGGACTCCAGGAGGCGGGGAGATGCCACTCGCTGGAAGTCAATCACCTTGGTGAAGTAGAAGTTGGTCCACTTCTCCACGGCGGGTGCATACTTCTGGGCAGACTTCCGGTTAGCCTTCACCCGGTAGACTGGGTCCTGAGAGAAGATTCCCGTCTCAAGACGCGCGTGGACAGGCTCTACTGCCATCGCGATGACGGGGATGGTCTCGGTGCTGTGGCCCACGAAGGGCATGTCACCAGAGCGACCATTCAGCGCGCGGTAGGCTTGCTCGATCTTAGCCCACTCCTTCTGTCTATCAGCCTGGGTTGCAGTCAGGTCGTCGATCCACCCGTCGAGCCAATCTCTCAGCTCGTCGAGCTTCTCTTTGTCCATCTCCAACAGCGCAGGAGGATAGTTGTTCTTTACACCCTCCGCAGAGTAGCTCGACGATGGGCGCTGGTTAGCTGCCTCGATTTCGTCGAAGCTCACATCGTTGTAGGTGACGTCTGGTGTGGTCATTGGAAGGTGTACAATTTTGTACAACGCCCAGAGGGCTTTAACCTAAGGCGTAGGTAGACTGATTAGCATACCGATCGAGTACGGAGAACTCCGAGGCATCGTCCTCCTCGAGCGGGTCCTTTAGCACTCCGGCAGCCTTGAGCACGGTTTGCTCAGCCTTCTTGATCTGATTCATCCGCTCTTCGGAGAACCAGTGGCCAGCAATCTGGAGCTGCATGGAGAGCGCATCGACGGTATCGTCGTGCTGGCCGAGAGGAAAGTCGGCCATCTCTTGCTTGAGGAGTTGCTGAGTGGGATGTGCCGCTACGCGAGAAACTTTAATCAGCGGCTGCAATCCCCGGATGCGGACTTCTTTCTTTCCCTGAGCTTTCAACTCCACAATGTTCATGTAAGCATTGCGGCGCTCACACTCTTGGGAGAGGAAGTACTTGAAGGCCTTCTGGTAGGCCACACCCTCAATCCCAAGCTTCCAGATGCTCCACCGCTTGTGGATGTCGAAGAGGTGGTCGATTAGCTCGAGGGGGGTACATCTCTTTGCGAAGACATCCAAGATAATCGCGTACCCCGTAGGCGGGTCCACACCCAGGACGACAACAGCGTTACGATCAGAAGTCGTCTTTTCAGCCGGTGCCAGATCGACGGTCGCAGTAATCTCGAGACGATCAACCGGGATGATGGTGATAACCTGACCCTGGCGATTGTATAGGGCGATCTTTTTTTCTGAGGCATCAGTGTAGACCCAGGTAACCAGCGAGGCGGTGTCGAGATCTTGGATCTCTCCATTCCTGGGATTGTTCATGTAGTTGCAGGAGAACAAGTATTCGTCCTCTCTGCGCTTCATGTCCAGGAAGTCGAGAGAAATCAGCTGCGGAAAGATAACCTGGCCATCTTCGATAGCTGCACGAGAGAACTTCCCGGTGAGGAGTCCATAGGTGTCATCCCACCAGGAGTACACATCGTGCATGGCCCACCTGGTGCCAACGAGCCAGATGGTATCCGTCAGTGGGCGACGCAGCAGCGAGGTAGCATCTTTCAGGCGCTCGATTGCCTCTTTCATGACCAGTTCACTCTGCACCGCATCACGCGAGATGGGATCGTCAAAGACGATGTGCGAGAAGTGTGCACCAGTCGTAGCGGAGGTCATACCGCTAACGGAAACTGTCGGCTCGGGATAGACCCCACTCCGACCAACGAAGTCAGCTTCTTCGTTGTTCCACCGGCCCTTGCGTGTATCAGGGGGGACTACACTGCTGTAGAGGGTCCGGAAGATTTTGTTCCCTGTTGCGTGGGTCTGGATCGCGCTGAGGAAGCGCTCAGCTTTTTTGGAATTTTCGTTCTTGATATGGATGCACTCATCTGGGTTGCGGACGATCTTCTGGAGCGTCCCACCGATAGTGATGAGTGTAGACTTGAAGTGATCCCGAGGCATCAAGATGCGCTTGAACTGCTTCGGGTTATGCTGTACGAACGCACACAGGGGTCCGTGACAATCTACGGTCATCTCCTTGTAGCGGAGCACCGCGTTGTTGAACCAGTACAAGTCGGACTTCCCATACTCCGCCATGTCCCTGAGAAGGTCCGTGGGGAGCCGGGAGACCGAATCATCTAGGTTCGGAATATCCTGTGGCGAGAAGTCAACCATCAGAACAACTCTCCCTGGACGAAACGCTGCTGAGACATGTAGTCATGACGAGTGACTTGGTATGCCTCGAAGCACTTGGTACAGACCTTGCGGTAGTAATCTTTACCTTGATCGGGAGCCATACCCTTGAATTCGTGCTGACCACCTTTGGGACAGGGATGGTCAGGCACGAAGGGTTCGCGGTCCGTGCTCATGTGGTAATTACCTCCTGAGGACCGAACAAACGCAATTGAGCCGAGGTGTCATCGAGTCGCTGGAGGGAATCATACCTCACAGCCTCGTGAACCTCGGCGTCCAAGAACTCGATCTGCGCTGGAAGAGAATTACCTGCTTGCACGAACTCATGCAGCATCGTCAGCGCTGCATCTGCCGACGGTGCGTCAAGGACTCCTGCAACAGCTGTGTGGAATCTGTACTGCGGCATGGCACAACCTCGCTAGAGAGGTTTTGCCGCACGCGGAGCATGGGTAGAGAGATGCTCCTGTGAGTGGCGGGACCTTCATGAGGAGCCAACCTTCAGGGGAAGTCCGCCCTGAGGTAGAGGCTAAACTACGAGGGGGTCTAACTTGGTGGGCACCGGGTCGGACAGAAGCAGCTTCGCTTGATGCTGGCCGTCGTGGTGTCGAACTATGAGTCGGTAGGAGGATGGCTTGGAGGGGATCACAAAGTTCCAGCCATCAGGATCGACTCGGAGTACTGGTATCAGGGCTGCACAGAAACAACAGCGGACTTGCTTGCAGTGATCAGGGTGTCGTTGGAGTTGGGGCTGTTGGCAGCGTGGACACGTCAGATCGGTCGTCACGTAGGTCACCAGTCACCTCCGGTAGGGCAGCGAGGTGGACCTTCTCGTAATCCCCCTGCACGAGGGGCCGAAACTGTTCGTTAGCTTGCCGGGCGGCGAGGAGGGAAGCCGCAAGGGCCTTAGCATCCTCACCGTCGATGGAGAGTGCTACGGTCGCCTGGCGCTGGATCTTACCAGTCCGGGGACCACGGTCGAGCAGATCCTGGGCAGCCTTGAACTGAATCTGCTCGCTCCCTGCGCTATCCATCAGGCGCTTCATCTTCGCTACAGCAGCAACCTCCAGGGCCTGGAGCACCGCGGACATGTCGATGGACTTCTCACCGATCGCATCGTCTACCTCCTGCACAAACGCCTGGAGCTCTTCGTTGTGGCGCATATACATGCTGAAGGTCTGAGGATGGAGTCCAGCGATGCGAGAGGCCTCACGCTGAGTAGACACCGCAGCACTTGCATACATGCGTGCAGCCATCTTCACCCGCGGGGACATGCGGGTGGTACGCAGGTAGGCGTAGCTCTTCTGCGTGGCTTCTGACAGCAAGCTAGGGGGGAGGCGGTCTCGAGGCATGGGAGGGAGATGCCACGGCGGGAATGGGGCAATGGGAGAGCCCCAATGGTACTGTAAAAATACCACATTGGTACACAGTTGTCAATATGGATGTTTACCTAGATGTCAAGTCCAGGAGGCCTTGCGGGGAGTCCCCCGGAATAGTTTCTCTGCGTAAGCCTCTGGTGGTTGTACAAATTTGTACACCTCGGGGGGGGAGTCTCTTTCTCGGAGGATCCTCTCGCTTAAGACGATTTTTCTAGCGCGATTTTTTGGGGAGCCAACTAAGGCGGCGGCTACGAGCGGTGGGGGGATGCCCCCGGCAAGGTGGGTCGTAGGGCAAGCTCGGCTTTGTCACGGGGCAGGGAGGGACGTGGTTGACATTCGACAACGGAACGGGTATCATTGTTGGTGAGGTAGATGAGAGGTAGATGTTGATGGTTGGGCGGGTCGCGCGGTGCGCGGCCGGAGCGCCGCTGGGCTGATTGACAATCGAGGCTTGAGGGGTGTCGTGGGATAGGGCGGTTAGAGCCATTCCCACCACACAAGGGGTAAGATATGTCTGACAACGTGCAGGATACGAGCGTGCGCACGAAGCCCATGAGCTTTGAAGAGCTTCCGCGCATCACGAAGAATGGGGAAAGCGTTGTGGACTGGGCCGCAGTGGGCTTGGAGTCCACCACGCAGAATCCAGAAACCGGTGACCCGTGGAAGCTTCACAGAGGGGACATCCCTGTTACAGGGTGTGTGTTCCTCTGGGTGCGGGACGCGCAGAAAGCCTTGGACGCTGGGCTTGGAGAAGCGATCATTGCGAGCCTTAATGGAACATCTTGGAAGGTATCGCAAGACGACGTGAACCGGGCTTACGACAAGGAAGTTGCTGAGAAAGGCCAGCGTGGTCAGAAGGTACGGATCACGCTTGAGCACCGGCTTTGGAACCGGTTAACGGGAATCCGTCGGAAGCCTGAATTCCGTGCGGCAACGGTGAAGGTTGTGGAGAAAATCGTAGTGAAGATTACTCTCCCGAACATGGCCCTCTTCGTGCCGACAGGGAACACCTTGGAAGAGACCGCAGAGGAATTCCGCTCCGCGTGGATGGATGCTATGATGCAGCTTGGGATTGAGCCGCAAGCCGTTGTGGGACTCGCGCAGGGGCAGGATTTCGCACAGAAGTTGGTCGATGCAGGTTGGAAGCCTGAGGTAGAAGAGAAGTAGCACGAAGTAAGACCCATGACCCCCTCAAGTCTTGACACAGAGAGCCTCTAGGTCGCGAGACCTGGGGGCTTTTTGTGCAGCAGGAGCAGTGGTCCTACCTACACCCCCATACATAAAAAAGGACCCCTACTGCTACTGCTGCTGCATGTTGTAGTGGTAGTTAGTAGGTTGTTCTCTAAAAAAAAATATTAAGTTATAAACCCAACAAGAGAACCTGGTAGGAGGAGGAGTAGTAGGGGTCCCGAAAAATGTATGGGGGGGCAGGTAGGTCTGCTACTCCTACCACCACAAACCCAACCTCCCCAAGTGGGAGGTTGACTACTGCCGAGCACCCTGGTACATTGTGGGGGTAGCAATAACGCAATCCACCACGGAGAGGTATCGAGATGAACA